TCATCGTCTTTCTCCCTCCTGCCATTTGGCATCTTCGTGCAGGCCCAGCCAAGTCTCAGACTGCAAGCTTCCCCACGTAAGACTCTCGAATCGTTTCCAGCGATTAAATACCACATACACATCCCGAATCATGTTGGCCGGGACCATGTTGTTGACGATTTCCTTGACATTATCCGTCAGCCGGACCGATGCCAGTTTAACGCCAACATGTACGGTATAATCTGCCGCATCTACCAGCAAAACATAGTTCTGAGCACCGCCGCACAGTACATTTAACACCTCGATCAGCTTGTTTTGTGTGTACGGCGTATTCGCAACAAAATATCCTTTTATGCGGCGCTGCCGATCTTCCAGCGTGTCATCTGGCAATGGCCGGATGCCTAACATGCTTTCAAGCTTCTCGCACTCTTCCTCATTCATCATTGAGAGATAACGGTTACTCATAAGGTTGTTGGCTGCCGCCCACAGTTTTTTTAGCTCAATATTTGCCGCCTTGTCGATCTCCCGAAACTCTTTCATAGTCTGAATATGTTCTGGCCAGTACAGACTAATGTCACGGCTGTAATCCTCAATCCGCAATGACCATCACCTCCAACTCATCAAATACCGGGATTTCATCCGCAGTAAGGGCAAGATTTGCACCGGCATCATTGAGCTGTGTGCCTGTGATATCTACCACACCCACAACGTCCAATATGGACGCTTCCAGCTTCGAGATATACACGATTAATGATTCGGAATCTTCCCAGCCTTTTGCAAGTTCTGCAAGATATTCCTTTGCCTTTTCTTCCAACGATTCTTTGAGTGTTTCATAACTGTATCCAGTGCCAAACTGGATCGACGTTTTGATGCTCACCTTTTTCTCATCTACCGCCACAGCTGTAAAGTCATGTCCAATCGGTGCAATACCGTAACCAGTTGAGGGCATGGCGCAAAACTGTTCTTGTACCTGACTGATCAGATACTCAGACGGGGCACGGAATGCTGATGAGATCAACACCGCCTTGACCGTCCCGCCGCCATTCCATACCGGGTAAATCTTTGCACCGCCGATTCCAGCCACAGCTTTCAGCTGCTCTTTATATGCGGCGATATTGCCAGCAAACGAGGTAGAGGTGAATGACTCAAGATATCGTTTATAAAATGCATCACGATCCTCGTAGTCTTCTCCCGGTGTCAGGAGCTCCACGATAGAGCACTGTGACAGCCCCTCAACAAAATCAATCATGGTGACATCGCCAAGAAGCCCATTCGGACCACTTCCGGATTCCTCACAGACCAGCCGGTAGCCGTTACTCAGTTTCTCAGCTACGACATAGTTATAAGCCTTTAAGTTTACTCGCGTCCCGATCGGCAACTCCACATCTGCCGTTGCACGGACTTCTGCATATGTAGCTTTTTTCGGAGTTAATCCCCGGTCTGCAGCAATCAGCTTTAAGTGCTCATAATCTGCAGTCTCTGCATGCGCCTGTTCGCTGATATAATCCATCTGGATATAAATCTTTTCGAGTTCATACGCCAGCGCAGCCAGGGCATTAAAGACAAGCGATCCCTCTGTCTTTATGACATCATTGCTTACGTTTCCCTGTTCCCTGGCAAGGATTGCGCTGTATGTTTCATCACTATATGCTGACATCGTACTCCTCCTTTGTCTCCTGCCCCAGTGTTGTCTCGACCGCGAACGATACCTTCATACCGGATCCAGACCGTTCAAAGTTATAATCCTTAATCCCGGTAATCCATGCATTCACTTTTAACGCTTCCTCAATTTCATCACGCAGATCCACCTCCAGATATTCGTCCGGAAGCGCCTGACCGACATACTGTTCCATGTCAGCTCCGTAATCCCATGAGTAAATCGGGTACCGAAAACGCTGCGTATGCATGCAGCACCACACCCAGGTCTTGATTGCATCGATGCCCTCCACAATCTTTCCTGTCAGCTGACCGGTTGCAAAGTCAATCTCATATTCCCGCGGTATTTCGATTGTTGCGCTCGAATTCTGCGCAGCCTGTTGGACCACTGAGAGATAACTCGGTAAAATGCTCATCCGCCACTCACCACCCTGTCTAAGATCACATATCTGGTTGCAGAGAGCTGATAAACCACAACAATATCGCCTGCTGCCAGCGGGGCGCTATATGCGCTTTTATCCTGATGACTGTCTGACACTAATACAGCTGTGCATACCGGCTTTAAAAGTCTGTCTGGAATGTACAGATCTTCCCCTGCCAGTGGAAGATCTCCGATACTGCACGAATTGGGTCCCGTCATGGTCGCAAGCTGGATGCCCGGTCCGTTTGCCGCCGTGCCTTGTTCGCGCATCACTCCAACAATCTGTGTGTAAGGATCTATCATTTGCTCTCCCCCTTTTCTGTTTCAATGTCCTTCTCATCCATAAGCTGCTCAAACGACAACTCCAGATCCATCGTATACACACCGCCCTGCCAGGTGTGTTTATCACTCTTGATCCAGTATTTGCCCGACAGCCCTGTCGCGGCATCCTTGACTACCACAGAGTAACCAGATAAGCAATTGCTATCTCCGATTGCAGACACCGAGATATTCTGCTTCGGAGTGGTTTTGAGCATGTTTTTTGCCGCCGTGGTAGGATCCACGCCTTTTTCCACCTCGTAAACATCTGCAAAGATCCCGAACAAATAGGTACTCGGATCATCTGACACTTCCCCGACCTGCTTGCCCTTATCATCATAAATCCTGATCACATTTTTAATTCCGTCCATGCTCTCCGATATGGATGCACTGGTAATGTTAAGATCATCTGATAAAGTAAAATTACCCACAGTATAAATTGCAGGCCACACCCCGAATTCCCGCTGCCAGATCATCGGCAAGTAGCGTTTTCCAGTCATCCGGAAAGCCTGCGTATAAGCGCCAAGGATAATGTCATAGTAGGATGTGGAATCACATATCATAGATTTTATGTTGATCCCGGTCGGCTCCAGATGGTTGTATGGGACCCCTATGTCCCCAAGCACCTGTGCTGCGATTGCTTCTGGAGTCTGGTTTTTGAAGTTATACCGACCATTTGATTCCAGAAGATTTTTCATCATATCATAAGCGGTATAGGTGATAGTCCCAATCTCAGACGACCGCTCAATCGCAAAGATCTGTCCATAGAACAATTCCTCCGAGCTTCCCTGGAATGCCACATAATTCCCCGTGCTTATAGCCGGGATCCGTAGATTTTCGTCATATGGATTATTTAAAACCGCAAACTCCAAAGAACGCCCGGCACTCATGACATTCCCGGACCATGATGTACTTTCTATGGCATCTGACAGGTCATAGCTTACATTCTGATTTGGTTTTATCAGTGTCAGAATCATGACGCACCTCCCGGAATGGTGAGCACTTGCCCCGGTTTAATCAGGTTCGGATTGCTCCCAATAATGCTTTTATTCTGCTCATAAATAGCCTGCCAGTTCGCGGATCCTGTCAGCTTCCTTGCGATTGCGCTAAGACAATCGCCACTTTTTACTGTATAGGTCTGCGTAGCAGCTGCTGCAGGCTGATCTCTCGCCGCCGTCTCTGCGGCTGGTGCTGCAGGTACTTCCTTTACCAAAGTCGACACAGGTATGCTCACATGGCGATACTCCTTCATGGTCAGTGTATAGGCGATATCTCCTGTGCCGTCATTCTCACCCCACTCAAAATTCTCGATTGTGACATAGAGATTAATATCGGTCCCTGTGATCGTCAGCTTTACCTTTCCAGCCTGCTGCATGGTTTCAATTTTCTTCACCATTGCCTTTGGCTTGTCTGGCCTGCCATCACAGTAGCTTTCATCGCGTCGGTATGGAAAAAAGCTGGAAAAGCTGATCTGTTTCAGTTTTCTTTTTCCGATCAGATTTACCTCGCCAAGATTGCATACAGTCACAGATGTATTTGACTGCTCCGATGTAACTGTGTACTCAGACGGCAAAACCGGGATTCTCACCCGGCTGCCGTTACCTTTAAGCCATATCTGCAACGCTCACACCTCCCATGTTCCCGGCCGCTGCCTGAATCTTCCGAAAAAGCGCATCTGCAATGCGGTCAATATCGGATTCCTCACGGATTACAACCTGATCGGCAATCTTCGGCACATTAATAGTTACATTGCGGCCACCTTTTGCCATTTGCATTGATACATCATGCGGGTAGATTCTCGTGCCTCTTGGCAGATCAATAATTTCGCCACCTTTTTCGTGCACCTGTACCAGACCGCCACTCCATGAAGAATCACCTTTCGCACGGCCAACAACATGTTTGGTTTTGACCGTCTGTGTCTTATCACCGGCTCCTGTAATGCTTTTTACGCCATCAACGATATTACTCACAAAGCCCGCAATGCCATCGATTAATCCAACGATTGTGTCATAAATTCCCTCGAAGACCTGCACAACACCGTCCCATGCCCTGGACCAATCTCCTGTAAATACCCCAGTAACAAAATCGATTAAGCCGCCGAACGTTTCGATAATGCCGCTGACAGCATCAACAATTCCTGGCAACAATCCACCGAATGCAGATAGCGCTATACCGGCTGCTGCAGCAATACCATTTCCAATTTTGTCTATTACTATTGGGCCAAATTCTTTTATGATATCCAGCGCTGGTTGCAGCATTTCCTTTAATCTTCCTACGCTTTCCTGCAATCTCACAAATGTCTGTGGCATTGCACTCATGCCCTTTTTAAAGGTATCAAAATGCGTTTTTACAGAAATGACAACAACGATGAGTGCCGCAATTCCAGCAAGCACAATTGCTACCGGCGATGTGAGCCCTGCGATTGCAACCTTTGCAAGCCCTCCGGCTGTATGCAGCGCCTTGAATCCTCCAGCTGCCTTTGATGCAATACCAATAAATTTGTTAACGCCAACACCGACCTTTCCGATCGTGCTGACAACCTTACCAAATCCTAAAAGTGCAGGTCCTACCGCTGCGGCCATTGCCGCCCACTTCACAATCTGCTGTTGCTGGACTGGGTCCATCTGGTTGAACTTATCAATCAGACCGGTTATCTTCTCAACAAACGGAGTGACGGCATTCGCCACCGTATCACCCACCGTATACTTAAATACGTCAAATGATGATTTCAGTTTTTCCACCGCTCCACCGGGGCCAGATAAAAGCGCATTTGCCATATCCGTAGCTGCTCCGGAAGACTCCTCCAAGCCCTTCGAATATTCCGCAAACGTATCTGGAGACTGCTCAATCAGAGTCATCCATTTTCCCATCTGATTCTTTCCAAAAATCGCAGCCGCGGCTGACATTTTTTCCTGATCAGACAGCTTTGCAAAGGATTCATGCAATTTCTTTTGCATAGTCTGCATGTCATCCATCTTTCCATTTGTATCAAAAAAAGACAGGCCAAGCTGTTTCATAGCTGTCCTGCCCTCCTTTGCCGGAGACGCAAGCCTTGCAAGGCCAGTCTTTAATGCTGTAGCACCCTCAGCTCCAGATACTCCGGCATCTCCAAATACGTCCGTAACAACGGCCAAATCTTTGAACGACCATCCGACAGAATCCAGCATCGGACCGGCAACTGACATAGAATCAAATAGATCTTGAACAGTCGTATTTGCCTGAGCTTGTGCCTTTGCAAGCATATCTGCTGTCTCATTTGCCTTTAATCCCTGATCAGAAAATATCTTCATGGCATTTCCAACGCCACCTGTTACCACTGATAAGTCTGTTGCGGTTCCTGCAGCAAGATCCATAGCAGGTGCAATCATGTCAGCGGCTTGCGCAGCGTCAAAACCTTGTCTCGCAAAGTTCAGCGCTGCATCTGCAGCATCCTGCATTCCATATACAGAGTTGGCTGCTGCTGTCTTAATGGAACTCTCCAGAAGCTTCGCTTCTGCGTCACTGGATCCCATCGTCTGCTGTACCAGTTTCAACGATTTATCAACAGATCCAAACTCATTTGCTGCCATTGCTCCAAGGCCTACGAGCGGCGCTGTCACGGTGGCCGTCAGGGCTTTTCCCATTCCAGCCACACCATCGCCGAACTTTGACACACTTTTCCATGCGTTCTGTGCCTTCTTGGTACCTGCAGTCATGGTCTCGATGGACTTATTAAAGGATGACGTGAAATCATCGACCAGGCTGAATATAACATCTATTTTCCTTTTCGCCATTTCCACTCCTTCTAAAGATTGTTCTTATTTAACAACCCGTTTATCTTTTCTTCCATCAGTTGCGGGTACTTCGTTTCATACTCCTGCCTTGTCCGCTCTGCGTAGTGCTTTCCCGGTACAAAGCCTCCTGTATAATGGCCGTGAAAATCATATTTCGCATGACCATTTTCTACCAAATGAAAATGCGGCGCACGGTTTGTGCTTGTAACAAAATGGCTGTTTCCTTCTTTTGCTCCGGACACCTTCCATTTTTTGATTTTGTCCGAATAGGTGCCTGGCATTTTTGCGTCTACGTCTTCTCCAAACTTTTCCGCAATATCAAACAGCGCATCTGATGCTTCTTTCGGGTATTCCTGTACAAGCTTTTTCATGTCTGCTGCCAGCTCATCCGCACCTTTTATATCCAGCTTTATCACCGTACCACCGCCTTTCTATTGGAGATTCTTGTATGCTTCCGCTTCCACTTCCACAAACGCCCGGATCACCTGCTTGTCCGACTCGTGCGCATCAAAAAATACCGATGGAGGCCAGTTGTGATTACTAAACAAGTAATACATTAGACTAAAGTCCCCATCGGTATTGATCAGTTTTTTACCTCTTTAACCGTATCCTCTTCGTCATCCTCTTCGTCATCAAGAAATCCCGAGATATCAGCAATGGCTTTGAATACGTCCACCAGTTCGCCGCCTGGGAAAAGAATCTTTGCCAGTTCCACCGGACTAGCAGCTCCAAAGTGTGCCTGAAGGTCTTTATCTTTCAATGACGGCTCCACAACACCTTCGACAACAACCAGCGCCTGCGCCCGGAATACCTTGCTAATATCGGTCATGCCCTTCTTTCCTCTCGAGGTTGCCATCAGCTCCGTATACTGGTCTCCTGACAGTGCTTTAACTTTAACGGTTACTTTCTCGCCCAGAAGTTCCGACAGTCTCGCCGCCGGTGCTTCTGCGGTCGGGACTTCCTTCATCTTGTCCCGATCCAGTTTCATAAGCATTTCGATAGATAATTTAGACATAGTTTTTCTCCTTACACATCAATGTAGTCAAGGAAATCCCAATCCTCAAAAGTAAAGTTGTAGGATTCCTCACCAAGTTTCTCAGCTTCCCAATCAAGCAGACTCGTCTTATCCGGCTTGCAGTCGTAAAGAACGACACGTTCAGCGCCAAATGCATCCGGATCCTCCAGCTTGGAAATAATCTTATAGCTTGGAGTCTCTCCGCGCTTAATCTTATCAGAAATTTTTTTTGCAATGTTGGAGCGCACATGATGCAGCTTTACAGTAGCTTTACCCTCCATCTTTGTCATTTTCTTACCACTGACTAAATGCCGGCAACGCGAAACATCACCATAAGTGATATCTACCGCAGCCGTGCAGGATATTACCTCTCCAAGATAATCGTCATCAAACCACACCTCGCCCCAGGTGCCGTTGATGTCTCTGTTTGAAGGAAATTCTTTCATGCTCTACCTCCTTAAATAGTAATCTGGATATCTACGTCCTCAATAGCATCCAGAAGCACAACGGTAGCCTTCAGGAATACATGAGATCCCGTGTTGGCCTTCTTTACTTCGTCATCTGACAGGTCTGTCGGTTTCTTAGTCTCACTGCCTACTGTGACATCCTTGCCAAGGCTTACCAGATAATTGCGCTGCGCTGCAACATCGATCTCGATACTTCCAGACTCGATCGTGCCCGCTGTTGCCAGAGTCTGGAAATACACATTGACTGCCGTAATCATCAGGCACTTGTTATCGTAGCTGTTAGAATACTTCCCGATGTAGCTGTCCTGCAGTGTGGTCTGGATATCAGTCTTAATGATGTCCATATCTTCCACAAGTTTAATCTTTTTAAAAGAATCTCCCTTTGTACCGGTCGCAGTCGTGAAGGACGTAACCGCACGATTCAGTTTCACCTTCTCACCGTCCCAGAATGCAAACAGCTTTCCGGCACCCACAGCGGTATCCATCTCACTCTTCCTCATACGGTCAACATCGTCAAAATCTTTCAGCGGCGCATAGGTCGCAGAAATCGTAGTATCCGTGCCCGCCAGAAGCCCCGCAATGCGCGGTGTAGTCTGTTCCGGGGCGTAGGTGGTAGTCTCTCCGTCTGACACCTTATAGAGCGTAGATACCCAGTTAATCACGCCCTCGCAATCTGCCGAATCCAGTTCTGGAAGCACTGCCTTAATCATATTTCCATTCTCACGCTGAGTTTTTACCCAGGATGCAACATCAGAAGCTTTCCCATCTGTCTTCACGGTCGGGATCGCCATCCACTGGAAATTCTCTGTCTCGAAGTACTCCATCATATCCGTGTAAAGGGTATCCTTGTTTTCCTCAGCCGCAGACATGATATACACAATCACCTTTGACGGTGCGCTATTGTATCCGATCAGCGCATCTTTGATGTGCTGCTGGTTTGCCGCGCTCAGGTCAGACGGCACATCGGTGACATCTCTGACCGTGATAATTTTCTCTTTTGAGGTTGCCGTTGCATCTCTTAAGACAAGTGCAACAATTCCCCTCGTTCCGCGCTCGATAACGCTAGCTGCCTTTTCTGTAAATTCCAGCGTAAGGCTCGGTGCTTTTAAAGTAGCCATTTAATCTCCTTTCGCAACAACGTTTGTGTGTAACTGTTCCATTATCTCTTCCGTGCTTTCCTGATGTGTATCTTCCCACCAGTCGAGCGCAAAAGAAATCTGGAGTATGTTGTTCTGCTCTCCGATATATTCGTGGTCATAATCCAGCACAAGGAGGTTCCGGTTGTTAATCTCCATGTTCATTCCAAATGTATCTGCGATATTCTCAACCTTTTCCAAATTGTCCACCTGATCAGGAATGCGCTGAACGTAAGTGATCATAACTGTGCAGCCTTTATGACGCATGTTCCGCGTCTGTCTCCGAATGCTTGTCGGTATGCACTCCACAAAAAAATAAGGAGGCACCGCTTTATCCACAGTGTCGTTACCGTACCGCGTAATATTCGGATATGCAGACTGCAATATCCGGTTTGTGCTCCGGATTACATCAGAATAACGGATTTTATCCATGCTCAGTCTCCTTTACGGCATGATCCATGCTCTCCGTGCAGTTCAGTTCGAGGTAATAGCAATCTTCGACCGGATTTGTGATGGAATTAATCTGAAACTGCCGTCCCTGATAGCGGATTACGTCTTTTTCCGTCACATCAGTATAACGAATGGTAATCTTATAGAGCTGGCTATTAGTCTCTTTGTAGTATTCCAGCTGTTCCGTGCCTCTGGCCGGTCGAATCTCCGCCCAAACGGTTTTCAGCGGCGCCAAGACATTAACTGTATTTCCAAGGGAATCCTCTGAATTCTGATAGCGCATAATCTCCACGCGGCGCTTTAGCCTTCCTGGATTAATCCCCTTAACTTGTGCCATCTGTCTCCTCCTTCATGGAGTACCGCATCTGAAGCTGTAAGATGATTGACTGGAATGTGTATTCCATCCGTTTCTTTAACTGCTGCTCTGACTGCATCAGTTCTCGGTTGTCGTACATATTCTGCACGGCTGCGGCAAGGAGAATATTGGCCGTGCTGTTGGTATCGTCATACTCTCCCACAGCATTTTTAATATACTCCTTGCCAGCTTCCAGCATGGTCTGAATCAGATCATCATCTTCGTCTCCGTCGACTCTTAAATATTTCTTGATCTCTTCCAGGCCCATATCTTACACTCCTTATGATCCGGATACAGTGTCATCCGTGATGGAAATCATGCCGTTCACAAATGCCTTTGTATCCTTCGCCTTAACATCCATGCGCAGGATACCACGGAACAGGGTCATGTCGTTTTCGAACGCATTAAATCCGGTCACGCTCGCCACCTGAGATGCAATGATTGAGATCTGGTTCCGGTTAAATACCTTAATACCCTCTTTCAGGTCTCCGCAAATCATCGGAATTTTTCTGGTTTTTGCAGTAGCTACATCTGACTTCAAAATAGAGTTCGGCACAACCATGATTGGCACATTAGTGGTACCCACTGCCAGCACGTTCTTGATTGGAGAGGTCTGGTCTGCATTCGCTTTCAACAGATAACGGCCATTAGTATCCTTTAAAGTATCCAACCAATTCAGGCCATCATCATTGGTGATAATTTTAGAAGTGTCGCGGAACGCAGAACCGAGTTCTACATTGATCACCTTTTTCAGGCCGTCCAGATCTTTCAGGTCAGTCGCACTGCCATTCTGCATAATTTCCAGAATCAGGCGGTTTCTTGTTGCATTGTCTGCATCTCCAAGCCACTTAATCAGAGCATTGGTAATGTTTGCATCAGAATCTGCCAGCAGCTCATTGGATACCGGCATCCATCCAGCATATTTTTCAATGGCATAGGTAATCTGCTCGTACTTCGGTCCTGCTACGTTGCCAATTGCTGCGCCCTCTGCCACCTTGGCAAATCCAGTCTGTGAAGCTCTGGACTGGTAGGTTCTTGTTCCGGAGTTAGTCGAAACATTCTCAGTGTCCACCAGCGACTGCAAAGAGAATGTTTCCTCTCTGTAGCGGTTGATCTCGGTCTGAATATCTTCCGGAACAGTGTAACCACCGTCTGCTTTTGAGCCTTCGGTGTTCGCGGTTGCATTGCGGAAGTAATGTCTCGCCGCATCTGCGAAGTCGTGAACAGCATGGTTGAAATTTAAGTTTACCGGTCTCAAGTCACCGTTGTTTACTGGATTCTGTCCATTGTTTCCCGGTTCCTGTACCGGCTCAGGATCTTCAATATCTTTTAACAGATCAAAACGGTCCTGCAGCTTCTGCAATTCTGCTTTCGCTGTCTTCGCCTCATCCAGCTTTCCTTCATTTGCCAGGTCAATCACTTTCTTTTTCTGGTCATTGATCTGATTCAGTAACTCAAGCAATTTCTTGTTCATGTGTTATTCTCCCTTCTTTTTGTCATTTTGGGTATCTGTACCTAGTTTTTTGCCTTATGGCAGGGCATAAAAATAACACGCATCTCTGCGTGCTTATGACTATTTATAAGTTTTAAATAACTTTGTTGCACTTTGGACACCGCCTCACATATCTGCCATACTGGCCAGATGCACGGCTCCAATGCTTACGGTACTGATGCTTGCAATACCGCTGTTTAAACCAGGTCAATACGTTCATGGATGACTCCTCTCTGCCGATGCAGCTCACACTCCGAAAAGGTCAAGATCTTTCAGAAGATCATCTTTAATCTTTGCATCGTCCTTCTTTTTCTGCATGGCAGCCTCATACTCTTTTTTCATTTCAGGAGTTACCGCCATCATCCCTTCCGCATTGGTCATCTGCGGCGTATTTTCTGCGATTTCATCGATAAATCCAAGTTCCACCGCTTTTTCCGCAGTCAGCCAGGTTTCTTCGTTCATCATCTTCAAAATTTCCGCCTTGGTCTTGCCCGTCTTTGCTACGTAAGCGCTTGCCAGTGCCTCATCATAGGTTTTAAGCGTGTCCGCCATCTTTTCCATATCCTGATGGTTTCCCGATACCCGCCCAGCTGATACACAATGAATCATAAGCATCCCGATCGGGGAAATCTTGCTGTGTCCTGCCATCGCAATAACAGATGCAGCGGATGCGGCCAGAGATTCCACCTCAATGTCCACATCATTCCGCTCTCTAAGCATGGCAAACATTTCCTGTCCCGCCATCACCTCGCCGCCTCCGGAATTGATTTTTACTTGCAGTCGATCCCCCTTAGGCAGATCTGCAAGTGCTTTCTGGACATCGCCCGGAGTGCTACACTCGATGCCAAACCAGTCATAAATATCTTTCCAGTCGTTTCCAACGATGTCTCCGTTAATCTTTAAAATCATGTTCCTGTTCCTCCTTTCCCGCTTATTCCGTATGCCGCCCCGACTGAATCAAGCGGCACATAGTTCCCGTTGACAATCAGCCGGTCACCGCCCTCCTGCGAAGGCAGATCCAGATAATGCCGCCCTTCATTCGGCGTGTAAATACCGTTCTGAACAGCAGAAGTAATCGTTTTCATCTGTGTTTCTGCGTTTGCACGCAAAAGCACCTTTTCATTGAATTTATAAACCAGCCCAGCTGCACGCTGTTCTTCTGTCAAACATTTGTAGTTAATTTCCTGCTCGTACATTGTGAGCCTGTAAAGCATCGTGTCAACCAAAAAAGCCAGCTGCTGCATCTCAGAGTTCGCGTAACTAGATTTTTCATAGTCGTTGATCTGGTTCGGTTTCACGCCGAATGCTGCAGCGATCTGTAAAGCTCCATACTTCCGGAGCTCATAATACTGCGCATCTGTCAGCTTGTAACTCAATGGCTGCAAGGTAAAACCCAATGGAAGTGCAACCACTTTGCCCGCATTTTTGGCGCCTGTGAGCAAACTATTGTATTCTTCCTGCAGTTTGATTCTCAGCTTTTTATCCAAGTCTCCGGTATACTGCAGTACACTCGACGCTGTCAGTCCGCCTTTATATAAGTTATTCAAATATGTCTGAGACTCACACGCACCCGATACGGTTTCCTTTAAGATTTCCCGCACCGATTTACCCATAATCCCATCCCAGGTAAGCCACGTTTTGAAATGCATAACGGATTCCTGACGAAAAGTATAAGTCTTTCCGCTCTTTGGGTCGGAGTATCGATAGTACAGCTTTCCTTTCCCACCAAATATGCCCGCATCATCCATCAAAACACTCACGCATTCTGACTGCATTGGCCAAAAGCCGCGCACCACATAATCGCCGCCATATTTGCCTTTTTTGATAAACTCTGACTGGATCCACACGTAAGCGTTGCCGTAATGCTCGCAGTTCGCTTCAATCGTAGTCCAGAATGTGGCCGGTGTCATGGTTGGATTTGGTCTGTGCATCAACAGATCTGCCGTCTGATTGGTCGGCGCTCTCACCCGTCCGCCGCTTTCATCCTCCTGATAGAGCTTCAGCGGCATTTTCCCCATTGTCTCAGACAGGACTTTTAAGCATGTGAAGTAGGTTGTCTCCGCTATTGCTTTCGGTTTTTTCGAATCAATGCCGAGGAACTTAGCCAACGTATCCCACTGGCAATCACCAGCAATGTCCGCATCTACCTCATTTTTGAATAAAAATCCTCTCAATTTACTCAAAACACTCATTTATACTCCCATCTCGCTCAAAAATTCTGCGACATAATCGTTCATATTCTGCAAACTAAAATCATGGTACAATGCCAATTTAAACGCTGCCAGCGTGGCATCCACCGGATCAATACGCTTTGTCGTGGCATCCTTATCAATCTTAATGAGTCCATTGCTCGTCCTTGTCACAGCATTCGACATTGCATAATTTAAAAGCGGGTTATGCGTATATGCCACATTCCTCGCAAAAACTTGTTCCCGGAATCCCTGCGTTGATTCATTCAAGGATTTGTGGCTCTGGAATACTTCCTCGACTGTGTAGCCCTGGTCCGAAAGATCCATCATAATTTTCGATGCATTTGCCGGGTCGAAACATAAGCACTGAATATCCAAATTGTATTTCTTACACTCATCCAGAACATATTTCATGACAAAATTCTGGTCCACAATCGGCGTATTGGTCAATGTCAAATAGCCCCGGCGCTCCCAGGCATCATATGGCATCTTATCTTTTATGATGTGTTCCCGCAGCTTATCCGCTGTAGGAATAAATGAATGACTCCATAATACATATTTCACGATAGGATGCCCTTGCGCATCCAATTCGTTGCTTTGATATGGCACGATAAATGCCACTGAGGTAAGATCTATTTTGGAAGACATATCAAATCCTACGTATACCGGATGTCCTGTGATGTCGATTGGAAGTTGTCTGACTTCGCAAGCTTTCCATTTTGCCATATCCATATAGCCATTATTTTTTGCCTGCACCCACATATCCAGCATTTTCGTCATGAATGCAATCATCTTTTCCGGCATCTGGCTAGCTACTTCGTAATCTTCTCGGATTTTCTGCAACCCTTCTGGATAATACGCTCTAATTGGGTTCGCTTTCTTCCAGGTATCCTCCGCTCCAACATCATCTTCTGGATCAGCTTCGCAGATATCAACAAAATACTCTTCATTGTTGACATCCACATTGGGATCCAGCAATTTCGTACAGTAATCATATTCCTGCGTGTAACATGGATACGTCAGGTCTTTACCCGCTGTTGTGATGATTGATGTCAACGGCTCTTTCGTGTTGGATCCTAGAGCCAAATCATAAAAATCAGTCGTTGGATGCTGGTGGTACTCATCAATAATCAAAAAAGCCGGGTTTGTTCCATCACCCGACTTTCCGTCCTCTTTCGATAATGCCTTCATAAACGAGCCTGTCAGCAAATGCTCAATACAGTCTCGTTTAAAGTTAAATTTCGATCGGATCAAGGTACCTTTCGTCATCAAATCGCATTCATTAAACACAATTTTTGACTGGTCACTCTTAACTCCTGCAGTGTAAATTTCATTTACCTCATGGTTTTGTGATGATGTAATGGCTAATTCATACAGCGCCTCTCCCGCTTCCATTTGTGATTTTGCGTTTTTTCGAGCCACCTCAGTAAAGGCCTTTCTAAAACGCCGCCTCCCGGTTTCACGGTGAACCCACCCGTAAATCTGGCATTCTCTGAATTTCTGCCAGGAAGTCAAATAAATCGGCGTCCCTGCCAGAGCTCCCTTGGAATGTTTCAGTAGAGAAAACCATTTCACTATTTTCTCAGCCCGCTGCTCATCCCAAATATACGGAAAATCCGGCGTTCCAACCCTTTCGAGATCTCGGAGGAAACGTTCGCAAGCCCATATATGCTTTTTTCCGGAAGGAATCACACCAGAAATACAATCCTGGCAATACTGAATAATTTCTTCTTTGTTGTTCATTAAAACTCACCAAAGACTTTCTTCAATTCTTCTTCCTCTTTGCTTACCTTCACCTGCGCGGCCTTAAGCTGTCCATCCAAGGTCATTCCAAGACGCCTGGAAGATTCTGCCATATCTCTTCGAGCTTCGTCCATCATCTTTACTAACGGGTTCGGTTTTGGTCCACTGCGTGTCTGCACGATGTAAGTAAAATCTTTTTTTCTGACTTCTTTCACCAGATCCATATAGCGACCATAGCTATTTGCATAATTTAGCAGATCTGACTTGTTCAAATTTCCAACAATACCAATCTCTTCACGCAGGCGTTTCAATGCTCTGTCATATTCCTTTCGTGCTATCGCATTTACAAACTGCGATGCACTCACATCATCCAGATCAGAACCATCGGACTGTATTAATGACTCTTCATATTCCCGACGCGCCTTTTCTGATTTTGATCTATGCTTTGCACTAAGTTGCAGAACCTTTCTCGTATTGGCCATATATATCATCACCTACTTTCTGACCCTTAAAAGGGCATTTTGTAAAAGGAAAGGGGAGGCTGCGGTCTTGGGAAAAACACGCTAAACTTTCTGCCAGCCCCCTGGGGTGTCTAAGCCTGCTGCCATTGCCCTCAGACATGCCCTCAGCTCGTCCTGACATTTCCTCTTCTCACCCTCGCCGACACGATACCTTGTATGCACCTCATCATGAGAACCTCTTGACAACGGTATGAGATTGTCCGGATTCCAGAACTGTGACTCATCCTCTGCAGCTGGAACGATATGATGAACTGTGTTCGCATACTCAACTCTCTTCTTGCTTAATGCATAAGGGTCAATGCCTGAGTACTTTGCAAGAATCATTTGTTGTAACTTTCTCCACCTTGCCGTGTGATATAATCGGCGCGTTCCTTCCGGCTTTGTGTACTCCCGTTTATTAAAAACAAGGCACCCGCATTTTTTTCCAGTCTCAACCCTTTTTCCACAACGAGGACATCGCTTGTATATCATGTCTCCACCTTCTTTTTTGCATAACAAAAGAGCGTCCCATCGGAACGCTCTCCCATACTACCTGTTCTGTTCAATAAACTCTTTCATCATAGCTGTGATCTGTGCCGCCTGACTGACTCCGGCTTTTTCGCATGCTGCAGCAAACTGTTCTGCTACATCACGTTTAAGCTTAAAGCCTTTCGTCATATATCCAGCTTTTTTCTGGTATTTTTCAGATGCTACAGTCTGAGCGTTTGGGCTACCTTTTGGCATGCTTATCCCTCCACTTTCTGTAAGCAATACCAGAAAGCTGACTAACAATAACAGCTACAATAATTGCTACAATAACCTCTATTTTCATACTTTACAAAGATGAGCATTTGTGATATTTTCTAGTTACAGGAGAGAGCTCTGACCTCTCTCCCCTCATAACCTATCGAGTAATCATATGGACAATCAATCCGGAGATTACTCCAGCGATAACTCCTGAGATTGTCTGCACCGCGAATGCTTTCCAATCGATGGAGTTTTTCTTTTTCGGCTCTCGCCGTTTACTATTGCCCATCTCATTCACCTCCTTTTCTCAGCCTTTGCTCATCTCTTACCTCCTTACATTATGTATTATATCATAGGGTTTACCCTATGTCAATACTTTATATAAAAATAAAATCAAAATATATTCTTCTCATTAGAAAAGCGCCCATCTTACGACAGGCGCTTTTCTAAGCAAATTGGGACACTCGGACTTGAACCGAGGACACGCTGGATATAAGCCAGATGCTCTACCAACTGAGCTATGTCCCATTAAGCACAGCCGGGTGTATGGGCCGTGCTGCAGCTGTTTGCAATCGGTAGCTGCCAACCAATTCTTTCATCCGGCTGCGACACCGGATAAAAGTTTCACATGAGTTGGAAGAGATTATGTAATATTAAGCCTTTCGGTTTGCCTTTGGCTTCGACTATATTATAAAACGACTTTTCCGACCTTTCCGACCTTTTTTATTTTATCCCCATTTTTTTTAAATACGCATCTCTAATATGGAGCCGTGGATAGTCTGGGTTATTAACATATCCGATTTTATTCGATATTCTCGTCCAAGTCATTCCGTCAATGTAATACATACGAAATACCATTCTCGCCTGCACATCATCTATCTCTGTAATCCAACTCTCCACAGCCTGGCACCGCGCTTTTTTCGCTTGCAGGTCCTGCTGCCTCTTGCCATACCGCGCCCAGTCAAATCCGACAACTGCCTGCGCCCTCGGCTCGCCTGTGCGATAGTCCAGAATTACACTGTTACCAAATCCATGATCCTCCTGCTGCATGTATGCAAGTTCACTTTCCAGAAGCGGGATCTCGCTTTTGGTCTTTCGGTATGTACTTAAAAGTTTTTTTGTCATTTTTATACTGCTCAATGGTATCGCCCCTTTCTGTGCTTGCATAAATCAATTTTAATCAGCCTTGCCAAACAGGCATTGCCGGATTTCATCCATTTTCTTTGGTCCAATGCCTTTTACACCGGCCACCACCTGCAGCACCTCTTCTGCTGCATCAGATCTGCCCATATCGTAGCCATCTCTTACGCCACTCGCATAAATGCTACTGCAGAACACCTCCATCTGATGATGGTCGTACCGCTTGATAGACTTGTATTTATCACGGGTTAAGATATAATCCTTATTCTTCTGTTTTGCCATGTTTTCCTCCAAATTTCAGTTTACTGAATATCCCATTTTATTTTTGTTGTTAAGCATTTTCTGCAACTCTCTCCAGGAGTAAGGGCGCAATTTTTTGCGGCTTTTGGAAAAAGACACGGTAATTCCATGACTTCCAACGCTCTTATAATTTTGTCCTGATCTCGCTTTGTACATTTGATTTCTATCACCTCAGCACCTCCAAATCTTAATTTAGCAAAGCTCCTCAAACCGATATCGCTGCGCACATTCCGGATATTTTTCATGATCTACCTCACTGGCAAACATGTCGTAAGGCCGTGCATATACCTCATACGCTCCGTAAAGCGCTTGATAAACAACCAGCTTCTCGCCAGTCTCTGTATGTGTCGCAAAACACATTATCTGGTAAAGGCCGCCCTTGAAATGTCTGTAAACCATTCCGGTATTAAGTTCTCTGTCTTTCATCTTCATCCAGCCTTTCTTCCTGTTCTTCCATCTCTCTTTTTGTCCCAAGCGCTGCCGCGAGAAAAACCACAAAAACCACAAAACCGCCACTTATAAATCCAGCTCCAAATAATGCCATTCTGCACCTCCGTTGATTTTTATCTGATTTTTAATATAGCCACCGTTCTGCCAGCCCGTTCGTAGTTAATTCAAGATGTTTTCTGCAAACAGTTTTATTGCGGTATCGGTTTGGCCAGCTATATTTCTGACCGTACCAAAAGCTTATGCGTATTTTTCTAGAGTCTTCTCTCCACTCTATATTTTCTCTTCTCGCCTCTTCTCTTCTTTTCCGATATCCCTCGCATGCTAATATGAATTTTCTGAATTTCTTCTTTTTCTGTCTCCCGTTCATCTTCGTCCTCCGACTCTTAATCTTAATTTACATAGGTTTCTCTAACCACTTTTCCTGTTCGTACATCCAACTTTGTAACATTTTATAGCAATCTTTACAAAGCACTTTTTCTTCATCATTCATTTTGATTTTTTCATATTTATCTCTAAAATAAGCATCTATAACCTTATTGCATCTTTCACAAGCTATTTTCATTTCCATTCCTCACAATCTTAATTATTGATTGCAATACGCTAAAAACGCACTAATGGTTTCATCAGCCTCACATCTCGTGTAATATCGTTTCCTTTTATTTTTCTTTCTCAACAATGGCAATCCGTGCATTTTTCTCTGATTATTAGTAAGCAACATAATATACATAATATTTGCTATCCATCCTCCAAATCTTAATTCTCTGATTCCATCTCCAACATCAGCTTATCTCTCAGTGATACGACATTTTCATACGACATTTCCTTCCAGGTTCCGCTATCTACTGCATAGATCAGCGTATCTAACGCATTGATCTGGCCTAAGTCATATGTTCTTGTCAGTATCTTGTCCATGGCTTCTCTTCGTGCTTCAAAATCTTTTTCATAGTCTTTCATTGTTTGTCACCTCAACCTTTTCTGATCTTTTCTTTTGCTGCTCGCATCAACGGGCATCTATTGCATTTATTATCATCGGTCGCGCAAGCATATGCGTCAGCCAATACGCTGTGGTTATGTTCTGCGATATGCAGTAACTCAATCAGCTGCTGCTTTTTCATATTGTTCAGCGTGGAATCTGCTGGTAATGGCTTTCCGATCACACCTTTGTCGAATCCATTAAAATTAACCATCTAACAACCTCCCATCTTAATCAGTTAACTCCTTCACGAACTTATACCCCACCACTTTAATAGCCCGCGATGATTCCTTCCGGACTTGCACGAGTCCTAATTTCTCCAGATTTCTCAAATAGTGCACCACCTGCGATGTGCTACACGGCCGGATCTTTTCTGCAATCTCCCGGACGGTTGGCGGATAGCCATTCTCTTCCAAGTATCTGCAAAGAATCTTATAAACCATATCCTGCTTGCTCACGCGCTCCATATCACTCACCTCTATTCTGCGCAGCGTATAATTTCCGTTCCCGCTGCACTAAATCTACCCAGGTAAGGCTGTCTCTCACATTGTTTTTTAATTCAATCACGACACCAAACGGATATTTTCCAACCACCCAGCCACGTCTCCGCACCGCTGTCGATCCGCCACCGGAACTTGCCTTTAACGTACTGATTTCCATTCGGTCACCTACATGTACCTTTTCCTTCATCTCATTTATCTCTTTTTCTGTAATCGCTGCTCGCAAATCAAATTTCATCGCTTCTCCTTCTGAATCTCCTTCAGTTTCTCAATCATGGCTGATTTGTTGCTTCGACAATCCCGGAAGAACTTTCCAGGCTCCAAAATATATACTTCTTCATAGCCGTATTTTTCTTCGTAGCGTGATCCACTGCCAGCTTCCCATCCGCAGAATAACATTGCATGATATACCTTTACTACAAAACTTGTCCCATCCGGCATGTCATACCGATAATACCGCTCGCCCGTCTCCTGGTTGTCGATCCACAGTGGCCAGATCGCATAGTTATCGATAAACGCTGCTCTCTGATCATTGTTTTTGAGCAACGGAAGTTCCGGCTGCTCTGCAGCTTCAACCTTCTGATCTGTCGCATCATTCATTCGTTCCCAAAAGTCAGCCATTCTATCTCCCATGTCGTGCATATCCAGCAGTGTCTCATATGCCTGCACCATCATGCTGTACTTTGTGTAAGTATACGGTTGATTCTTAATCCAACTGTCCCGCATCTGCTCCAACGTGCCCCTCGCCTCCCGGATCATCTTTTTCAACGTACCTCGATCAAACTCGATCGGCTCGGGAGCAACTTCTTCCTGAACATCTCTGATATTTGGATCTATCGTATTTTTCTGCACTGTCGGGCAATATTCCGGATAGTCTCTTGTCAGCTCCTGCTGTCCTGGGATATCTGTGTCAGAATCTGACACGGCCACACTTTCTGTTTTCTCTGTGTCAGATTCTGACACGGCTTTTACATCAGCCAATCGCACCGTTTCCTGCCTTGCAAGGTCCTGCTGTTTCTCCGGAGGCAGTCCTGCTGCCTCGTTCGCTACTGACACCCCGATTTCACCTTTTTCGAATTTATTCATCATTTCCGGTGCCAGGCTATTGTTAATGTGATTGAGCTGCGCAATCTTTGTTTCCGACATTCCGGTCAGGTCTGATACCAGCTTCCGGAGTTCCCGACCAGAGAGTCCCGGTTCCAGCCCGATCCACTCCCGGAAGCGTTCCTGTTCTTCCTGGCTGCCCGTCTGCATCGCTTTCAACAGATCTGTCAGCCGTGTCACTTCCATCATGCGCTCCCAGTCCGACCGATTCCGTGCACCGCAGTTGGTTAAGATCAGATTCACCTCGCTCATCAGATCGCCGTCCTTCTCCACATGCACCGGCATCATGGCATACTCTTCACGGCCAAGCTCCTCCACCAGATACTTCACGGCCTGCCGTCTGCGGTGACCAGCAATCAGATCATATTCATCTGGTGTTTTCTTCCTCGCCAGGAGATTCTGTTTTACTCCACCGGCCAGTACAATCATCTGCGCCAGCTCTTTAATCGAGTCCATGGAATAGTTGTTGTTTTCTGACGGGATCAGCTTGCTATAGTGCACCATCGTTACTGTAAAACCTGCTGGCTTCTTATCAGCCTTACCGCTATTGATCAAACTCTCGAACAGTGCCATGTCTTATCCTCTCTTTCCAGATATTCGCCTGTAAAGTCTCTGTAATCTTCTGCGGCCGTGGATCTTGAAGCACACTTTGCAAGTGGCTTCCGCACCTTGAGTGAATGGCTCACCGCACCGCATCTTCGAATCAGGTTGTTATACACCATAACATCCATTGTGCTCATAACACTCTGCACAAGTGCTACCGTCTCCCGGTTTTTATAAAAGGCTGTAAACAGGCATCCGGCATGCACCCGTGGATCACCAAACTCCCGGATCACATCCAATGTGGTGCCAAGACCATCCGTCGAGAACACGTCCGGATTGAGCGGTATGATCACATCCTCTACTGCATCCATGACAACCTCAATCAAAAAACCAACCCCCGGCGGGCAATCGATAATGCAGTAATCATAATCGTTTTCGTACACCCACAAGGCCAGTCTCAACGTCCCTACACCAGCCACCAGCTTGCCGGGATCAACCGTTCTCAAATTGCTGTTCGCCGGAACAATGTCCAGATTCTTAAACCGGGTCCGCCATTTACACCGTGTCGGGCGGGCACCCATAAGCAACTCCGTCACGGAGGCCTTTGTCAAATCGTATCGTCTGTAGAAGGATGAAGCATTGCCCTGCGGATCCGTATCGATCAGCAGCACCCGGTAACCTCTTACCGTCAGCTCATATGCCAGATTGACCGACGTAACCGTCTTACCAATTCCACCCTTGTTGTTATAAACAGCTATTGTTTTCATAATCCTCTTCCTTTCCAACTCTAGTTAAATGGCAGCCCCTCATCCTCAACGCCGTCCGGGATATTCATGAAGCCATCGCCCACTGAACTAGGAGTACTTGTGGGCTGATAGTCACCAGTACGCCCTGAACTGTTCTTGCTGTCTGCAAACTCCTGCTCATCCACAATCACATCCGTGGTATAAACACGCTGGCCGTCTTTGTTGGTATAACTGCCTGTCTGGATCCGTCCAGACACCAGTACACGCATCCCCTGACGGAAATACTTTTCTGCGAATTCCCCAGCCTTCCGGAAGGCCACGATATTAATAAAATCAGCTTCCTGGCTGCCATCATCTTTTCTCACACGGCGGTTAACAGCCAATGTGTATCTTGCTACCGCCATAGGTTCACTGCCCTGCGTATAGCGCACTTCCGGGTCTCTGGTTAATCTCCCCATAAGGATTACTCTGTTCACTTGCTTTTCCTCTCTTTCCTGTTTTTATGACAGCTATGACACATATGACAAAAAATATATATAACTTCACGCACGCACACGTATAAGAAGTTATAAAAACCTGTCATTTCTGTCACTCCTGTCACTAAATCTATGTAAACACCGCATAAAATCAATACGCACTTTTATACGATGCAGTATTAAAAACCTGTCACTAACCTGTCACCAACCTGTCATTTTTTCTCAAACGGCACCTTGTCATGCTCATCGATTTCCAGAAATCCATCATCCACCAGAACAATGTCCATGACATACCTGCCTGATGATTTACGCTTCAACGTGTATCCTTTATCTTCCAGGTTCCGGTAAAACGCATTTGGACTGTGTGCCTTACGTCCATAACTCTTGCAATACTCCGTGTACTGTTCATACAACACTTCTCGCTTCATTTCTGTGCCCTGCTGCCGCCGCGTACACTCATCCATAAAGGCCTTAACTGTATCTGCTGCCCTGTGCAGCTTCTCAACCTCTTCTTTGCATCCTGCCGATTCCCGGAATTTTCCTTCTGCATACAGGGTCTTGAGTGCATAAATGGCTTGCCAGATCCACCAATCGAGTTCTGCTGCCAGCTTCGCGTCCAGTTCCAGATCAACCTTTTTCGGTTTGCGATCCATTACCAAGATCAGCATACGGCGATACAGTGCGTCAGACTTCTCGTCAAGATTCAGCGGGATCTGGTTGGCGCTGAATAGTAACTTTGCATAGCTCCGGAACGTGGTCGCATCTGCTCCCTTCCGCTCATAAATCAGCAAATCCTCGCCAGTAGCTTTCTTGATCGTGTCAATGCTTGTCAGTGCCTGCGCTGAAATATCTGCACAGGCATTCAGGAGCTTGCCACGGAGCTGTGACGGATAAAAGCGCTGCGTCAGATCTTCCATTGAGATGCCGGACGTATTTTCCAAACCGATAATGTTCTGGATCACAGATATCACGCTACTCTTTCCGGTACCGCCAGTACCACGAAGAATCATGAATTTCTGCAGGCATGTGTCTTTTGTCATGCAATATCCCAGATACTCAAACAACATCATCTGATCAGTCTGATCCGGAATTGCGTAACTCAAAAATTTCCGTGACTCCACGCCCATCTCCGTCAGCTTGTCCTGTAGATCAATGCGAAAATCATGCGGTACCTGATTTATGGCAAAATATTGTGGGCTATGCTTTAGCATTCTCTGCGCCTTAACATCAAACATCCCATTTCGGAAGTTGATCCAGTAATCCGGGTATGCATTCAGATCTTCATAGCGCTTCTGGACCTGCGGCTGTTCAATCAAAAGCCGGTACACTCCGCTGATCGTCCGGTAACTGATATGACGATCATAAAGCAATGACTGTATGATTGACTTCATTTCGATGCCCTGCGTGTCCTCACGGTACACTCCACCGTGATAAACATACGCTGTTGCCCCAACAACGAAAAAATTCACCGTTTCCACAATATAATCCACCAAGGCTTTTTCCATGATGCCGCGCTCTTTCCCGTCCGGATCGCGTTTGATGAACTGCTCTTTATCAACCAGACCCGGCTCTTCCGGTCCTTCGAAGCGGCGCATATACTTTTTGAGCGCATCTTCCAGTTCGTCCTGCCGCTCATAATTACCCAGGTATTCTTTGTCTTTAAAAAGCGTATAGGCACCGATCTTATACTCCAACTGGTTCGATTTCAGCGTGTATTCTATGGTGTCATTCGTCCGCTTCCGGAAGCACGCCAGGACGAAAACGAAATCCAGCATAGCCGTGCCAGTATTTGCCTTATCTCTGATGTACTGTGCAAAGCTATCGGCCGAAAAAAAATATTCCGAGTCCTGATTCGCTATATACACCGCCTGGAAGCCAACCGTGACGATAGCTTCTGCAATGCTGCGATTATCGACCAGAAATATGTATTTGTTCGTCGTTTCACCTGGCGGCTTTCTGAGCAGCTTGTCCAGTATCGTTTTATTCATGTTGTCATAATCTCCTTGTCCGTCCTGTATCGCTCAATGCCATACACCTTATACATTGCGCAGAACGCCTCATTTCCCCGCTGGTGGCTGATTTGGTGATGCTGCCGGCATAACGCCATAATCCGGTTCTGGCTGTCATCATAATGGTGACGGTCGTTTCCCATGCCGATTGTATCAACATGGTGGATGTCTGCAGGTCTGCCGCAAATACAGCACTTCCGGTACCGGATGCACTGAACCAGATATGTGTCAATATCATCGGTCCGCTGCAAACCGGACTCTGTCAGGATCACGCCCTCTTTCAAGGCATACTCCATGAGCGTATTAATAAACTCCCTGGCCGTTGTCATGCTGCAGTCAGAGAGAGAAAACATATCACAGCCGCAACGCATCACATGCTCCACCTTCATGATCTGCTTCATGTCCTCATCCGGATAGCCGGTATACTCTGCAATATCCCGCAGAGTCGCGTATATCTTGCGCCGCTGCTGCACCGATATAGACCGACCGTCATCAATACCGATTTCAATATCTGACACAGCCTGCTGCCGGATCAGCCGCGCAGTCTGCTCCGGAACACGCAAAACCAGGTTGTACCCTGTTCCCTGCTGCGCCACCCCGGCAACCTTCACACAGTACCGATTCATTTGACCCTCCAAAAATAATGGTTGTCTGCATTATTGACGCGGACGCTGCCATCTCTTGCCACTTCCATAGCCGCCCTCAGGCTCTCGTATTCTTCATGGGACAATTCCCACAAATGAGAATGTGTGCAATACGCAAGCTCCACCTCCCGATCTATTCGCATGATTTTAAAAATATTCACGTTGATAACCGGCGGCTGCGGGCAAACAGCCTGCAGGATATAGCAGCCCTGATAAATGCCGTGGAACGCATGACGGCCATTCTTTTCATTCATCCTCGCCATCTCGGGCAACGGTCCGCCCTCTGGACTGGTCGGAAGTAAAAAGATTCCGCAATTCTTAAGCCCATCAAACCCGCCACGCGACCAGAATCCATATCCACCTGGCACCACCTGCACCTCAAAGGTCTTTTGACCATCTCTTTTTATCTGGGTGGTCTCTATCTTTTCGAGGCCCGCATCAATGCCCCTGCTGATACTTTCCTCTGTAAAATCCGGATTGGAACACTCCACAATGCTCTGCATCAGGATTTTTCTCATTTCCGTACGATCCAACATTATCGTTCACTCCTTCCATATCTTCCAGGCATTCATCGCAGTACCGCTCTCCTGGATCCAGCGGGCAACCACACCGCCTGCATCGGTTCAGGATCATGGCCGCACCGCCCCCTGCTGCTTAACCAAATCCCATTTTTTCTTTCTCCAGGCCAGGATGCGCGCCATACCTGCTGCCAGTGTCTTATCCACGCACTCGTCACCATACCAGACCCGATAATGATGGTAGTGGTCTCGCAACTGTAAAGACAGCCACGCAATACCATCACGGACGTCGATCTGATCCATCGGATCGTTATCTTGCAAGTCATATAAATGATCCTGAATTGCATCATGCAGTCCCAGTACATACTCAAGCTCGAAACTTGAATCCAGATATTTCAAAAAGGTTGGCGCAGAGAATGTCGAAGAAACACATGCCGCCATCCATGACTTTGCTTCTGCATGACATTTCTGATCATAAGCGCCCAGATCTGTAACCATGCGCTTCACAAGCTCCTCAAACGTCAAACCAGCTTCCGCCGCCTGCACCGCACACTTGCGCCAAACCTCTTCTGGAACTTCCATTTCCAGTCTTATCTTTTTCATTCTGATCACCGTCCTCTCTGCATACTCCTGACCTGCATCTTGATCTGCTTCTGCCTCCATGCCTCAAAGCCCGCTGTCTCATATATGATTGAGCTGTTCTTCTTCATGGGATTAATCTTGGTTGCGAAATCATTGTCCGGTGCGCAATATGCGACCATCAAAAACTCCTCCGGAAATCCCATAGCCTTAAGCTCTGATGTCTTCATTAATGGTTTCGGATATTCCAGCATCTTGTCACGCTCCCTCCTACTATTCCATGCATACTCCCACTTCTATCGTGATTGATAAAACCGGATTTTTCTGATCTGGATTTTTACGCAGCAGCTTGGAATCATCAAACCATTTGATACCTTTATGATCAAAATTAGTTTTCGGTCTGGAAATGCTGCTCTTTCCAATCCGATCCACAACGCCATTTTTTGTTTCTACCATAAACTCGACGGTTTCTTTCTTCATTTTCTTTTGCTCCTTTTATGCTATACTGTTCATATCAAGATTCTTATAATTTTCACTATCTGCAAAGGAGATCTCTATGAAACTAAATCCTGATTGTATTCGTGATATTTTGATAACTATAGAATCAATGGAATATGGAAAAGCATATGCGCTGAAAAAATTGTGCACTGAACTCCCCCAATACTCTGCTGAAGAATTAAATTATCACAGCATTAAACTTATTGAAGCTGGTTTTCTCAATGCCGATTCAGTTCATGTAAACAATTCATTTATTCCCCAAATATCTCGCATATACGACCTTACATTTGCAGGACATCAGTTTTTAGCAAATGTACGATCAGACAATATTTGGAATGGAGTAAAATCAGTTGGAAGCAAAGTAGGGTCTGTTTCGCTCGAAGCGCTTACTCAAATTGCATCCAACGTAATTTCTGAACTCATAAAATCTCAGTTTGGTCTTCACTAATGTTTAATGCTTAATAACTTTACAATCACCTTGGCCTGGTACTTCCGTATTGTCTCCTGGTCTGGCAATTCTTGACCGCACTCTGCAAAATACAGAAGTACTGCCAAAAGGCTTACGCGGTATATGAACCATTTTGCTGCCGCAATTACCAAGGCCGCAATTAATACAATCTCCATTTCTTCACGCTCCCTGTTCTTCGTTTTCCTCGGCGAATAAATAATCGAATTTACACTTAAACAATTTACAAAGTGCTTTAATTTCCAATGTCGTAAATTTTCCAGTTTTCTTTTTGTTTACATATGAGACTCTGGAAATTCCAAGTTTTTCTGCTACTTCCTGATCAGTTAATCTCATTCTTGCCTGCTCTGCTTCTAAATTTCTAAACAAAGTGGTCTCCTCCTTTCAAATCTGAAACTAATGTCTGCGTTTTGCAAACTTTGATTATATGATAGTTGCTATTCGCAAACTTGTCAATAGTTTTCTTTACATTTTGTAAACTTTTTAATTGACATGTTTGCGTATTGTATATATAATCGAAGTAATCGGAGGTACAACATGCATGGGTGACAATTTTAACGAAAATTTGAAATGTGCTAGAGAAAAAAAGAATATGACACAAAAAGAAGTCGCAGACAGTATCGGAGTTGCAAAATCCACTTATTCTCTATATGAAAGTGGGAATCGTGAACCGAATGTTCAAACAATAAAGAAAATATCTGATGTTTTAAATGTGTCGGCTGATGAATTGCTTGGTTTGAATTCTGAAAACACAACTATAGCAGCACATTTTGACGGTAATGAATTTACCGCCGAAGAATTAGAAGACATCAGGGCATATGCGGAGTTTGTTAAGAACCGCCGTAAATAATAAAGAGGTGATCTTATTGACCGAAACTGAAAAACTGGAACAGGAAGCCTATGAGCAGAACGTCCCAGTGGATTACATAAATTTTAGGAGTGATCGAATCAACGGGCTATATGTAGACGGATCCATCGCTGTGAGAGCTGGCATGACTGCTGCCAAAACAGCCGACACGCTGGCAGAAGAGTTAGAGCATCATTATACCAGCGTTGGTAACATTCTGGATCTGAAAGATGTATCTAACCGCAAGCAGGAAAGAATTGCCCGGGTCAGAGCTTATGACCGCCGTATCGGTCTATCCGGAATTATTCAGGGATATCGCGCTCACTGCCGCAATCGGCATGAATTGGCCGAATGCCTCGGTGTATCCGAAGAGTTTCTGGAGGAAGCTCTGCAGTATTACAAAGAAAAATATGGTTGCTACACACGCATAGACGGATATTACATTGCTTTTGATCCTGTGCTGGGCGTGTATGAACAATTTTGATATGACAAAAGATTTGCTTATCGGAGGAAACAATAGTGGTAAAGAAAATTCTTGGAGGGCTGTTTATTATTTTCGGAGCAGGAGCGTTTGTTGGCGCCGGTCGTCAACAGCCAGATTATGTTACCGGGCTTATTGCTATAGGCGTCGGGGCATACCTTATATATCGTTCTAAGAAAAAAGTGGAAACTGTTAAAGACAATCGTAAGGATATCCCACAACAAACTGAAAAACCAGAGAAAACATTTTCATTTCAGGCTGCAGGCTTCCGTTTCAAGTGCCGGTTTCCTAATACTCGTTTTGATGAACGGCAATTCATTCTTGTCCGCAGTCATGTAGGCGATAGCGTTAGCCTGCGCCAATATGAGTGGGAAGGAAAACCAGCTATTGCATTAATAAGCGATAAATATGGTGCCGATCTGGGTGTCGTTCCAGCTACGCATGTAAACAAAATACTGAAACTTGCTGAACAGTATACTGTTTCTGGAAAAATCATTTCTTTAGAAAGGATTGAATACCGAGGAGATTTTTATACTAAATGCGATATTGAATTATCCTGCTATCCAAAGAACGATGTTATTGACGCCAACTAAACGGAGGAATGCCTATGAAAAAAGAGGACTTTGGAGTAACAGTAAAAGAATATGAAAAAGCATTGTCCAATGCTATGAAATTGTTACCACCTCTCGGAGATGAGGATATAGAGCTCGTGAAAAGAAATCCCTCTTTGCATTGGTGGCAAAAAATGAATTTAATACATCAAATAAAAACAACCAAATTTCCCGTATAGGAAAAATGGTCTGACTAGGCCAGAACAACATGTAAGGATTTCTTACATAGCCATATCGGCGAGTTCACCGGAATGGTTTCTATGATTATAAAAACATTTTGGATAGTCAAAAGAAAAAGAGGGGAGGGTTACTATGGATATATCAAACATAATCAGAAATGCGATTCAAATAACTGGGCATCATCCCTTTTTATTTGTTGGATCCGGAATAAGTAAACGCTATCTCAACACTGAAAAATGGGATGAATTGTTGAAAGTGTTTTGCACTGAATTTAGTGGAAACGATTTTCAGTATAATATATATGCTAATGAAATTGATGCTAAAGACTACTATGGAATGCAGCCGGCTATTGCAAATCTTCTTGAGAAAGATTACAATCGGGCAGTTTTAAGTGAAGAAAAATATAAATCTTTTCGAATAGAACATAAGCAGGAACTATTAGATAATGTATCAGCCCTTAAAATTGCAATTTCCCAGCACCTAAGCAATCCTGTTATTCCTGAAAATAATTCAGAATTAAATATATTAAAGCAAGTCGGAAAAAGAAGTATTTCTGGAATTATTACAACAAATTATGATACTCTTTTAGAAACACTCTTCCCACACTTTGGCACCTATGTAGGTCAGGAGGAACTCCTGTTTTCAAATATTACAGGCATAGGAGAAATATATAAAATACATGGTTCCATTACCGATGCAAAAACGCTTGTCCTTACCTCGTCCGACTATGCAGCGTTTGAAAAAAAATCATCTTACTTAACAGCCAAGCTGCTTACCATTTTTCTGGAATACCCAATTATTTTCTTAGGATATTCCTTAAATGACAGAAATATCAGAAATATCTTTTCTACTATTTCTGATTGCCTTTCACAAGAAAAGCTGGATGAGTTAAAGGATCGCTTAATTTTTGTTGAGTATTCGAATACAGAATCTATGTCAGAATTTTATATGCGCTTTAACAACGAAAGCAATGTAAAAATGCACCAAATTTCAACATCAAATTTTACAAAGATTTACGAAGCAATTCTGGAGAATAAATCAAAATACAGTCCTTCTGTCCTTAGATATCTTCGGAAAGATATTTATGAATTGGCCAATAGTTCAAAGCCAACCGAACGTATTGTAGCGACTGGATTTGAAAACTTGGATGATATAAGCCAAGCTGATCAATTTATTCTTGGTATAGGTGTTGCTAAAAACGGTCATGTAATTAAAGCCGAACAACTTTATGAAGATCTGGTATTTGATAATCAACACTTTAATCCTGATCTGGTAGTTGAAGAATATCTTCCAGAACTGTTAAAAAACAACTCTGGCGGACTTCCTATGTACAAGTATTTAAAGGATTACCAAGGAAAAACTTTCGAACGCGTGCAAAATAATATTTTAAAATATACGGACATTGACAAATTCCTAAATGAACAGCTGAGAAAGCAGAAAAACACCTACCATAAAACATATGATAATTTAAGTGTTCCAAAAATAATTGAATTAGAAGGGTTTGATTATGCATATAAAAAACTGATTTTCTTGAATGAAGAAGAAATGGATTGTTCGGCACTATTAAAATATTTACAGAAGCTCCTTAAAAATAATGCGCAGAAGCTTCTTCATGGAAACTCGGAATTAAAACGTCTGATCAGAATGTATGACTTACTAAAATACAAATAAAAATATCCCTTCCAAATCATCCAATAGTGCGAACACCTAGAATCAGTGGCGGGATATTATTATTATCATTGGTATTGTTAAATCATACCATCATGTATAGTGCGAACACCACAATCAAGTACAAACGTATTATAACAGACTTTGGGTTACTAATCAACCAAATTTTAAATTAGTACAATAATAGCAAAACCGCCCGGTGCTACCAACACCGAACGGCTTTACATAGATTTTCTCTTGCCGGTTGCCCGGCTATGATAAATCCAGCTTGAACACCTGAATTATATCATCTTCGGAGCGGCCAGGCAAGAGGGCTTATTTTTTTTACCCATTTTTACCGCATAAGGAGGATGATATCATGGCAAAAGCAAAATACAGTCGTGGCAAAGACGGGCGTTTTCAGACAAAGGTTTGGAACGGTACCTATGGCCCCGATGGCCGCAAGCGTTATATTCCTGTTTATTCCACAAAGTCTAGCGCCGATTTGGAGAAAGCTGTCAACAAAATCAAGGCAGATGTGGAAAACCGGCAGTATATCCGGTCCACAGATCAGGATTTTGTAGAGTACGCGAAAGAATGGCTCAGGACCTATAAGGTTGGCCGTGAGAAAGCCACCAAGGCCATGTACAGCAATATTATTGATGTACACTTTAAGCCATTAAAAGGAATCCGGCTGGCTGATATTCAGAAAAAACACTTTCAGCAGATTATCAACAATTCCTACGACAAGCCGCGTACTTGTCAACAAATCAACATAACTTTCCACCAGGTTGTCCAGAACGGTATACAGGAGAAATTTCTCCCGGCAGACGCCCTTATGGAAATCTGCAGCAACATCGACGTGCCGAAATATAGACCCAAAGAAAAGCGTCCTTTAACAGCCCTGGAGAAAGCCGGGATTCAATCGGCTGATTTTACCCCAATGGAAAAAACCTTTGTGCTGCTTATTTTCGGCACCGGTCTGCGCCGCGGTGAAGCTCTGGCACAGACAATATCCAGCATTGACCTGCAGGCACGCACCTTGTCCGTCACGCAGGCCGTTGGCTTTGACGGCAACAATCCTTACATCAAAGATACAAAGAATCTCCGGAAGCGTACCGTGCCGCTCCCCGGCTATCTGGTTGATCAGCTGCAATCATACCTGCAGTCAATCAAAGGACCTTATCTCTTTACCAAGCAGGACGGTACGCTTATGACAAAGTCCAGTTATGTAAAGATGTGGGCGCGGATCGTCAGTAAGATCAACGCTGCTGCAGGCGGCACTGAGAAGCTGCGTGTGGTTTTCAATCTGACCGCCCATGTCTTCCGGCACAACTACTGCACCAACCTCTGCTACCAGATTCCAAGGATCAGCATAAAGAAGATTGCGGCATTGATGGGTGACACGGAAAAGATGGTGATTGAGGTTTATAACCACATTATGGAGGAAAAAGAAGACGCTGCATCTGTCGTGGAAAATGCTCTGAATTTTGAAGATGAAATGAAGATGACGCCCTCCAAAAAAGGCCCTGAAGACACGATTAAGACATGTAAAACCGGTTAAAATCGGTTAAAACAGATTAAACGAAAAATGGCTTAAATCCAAGGTTTTTCAAGGATTTAAGCCATTTTCAAAGATGAGCGTGCGGGGATTCGAACCCCGGACAACTTGATTAAAAGTCAAGTGCTCTACCGACTGAGCTACACGCCCGTATGCCTTGGACCGGAATCGAACCAGTGACACGAGGATTTTCAGTCCTCTGCTCTACCAACTGAG